GTGCCCCATGTGGTGCCGACGACAACGAAGTCGGCCTGCGTGTTGGCGATGTCGATGCCGCACTGCCAGTTGGACACGTCGATGCCCTGCATGTCGGCCATCGCCGCCGGGGCGAACGCCATGGAGACCGCGGCGACGAGCGCGGTCAGCGTCATGCCCACGCGCCGGTGCAGGCGTCCGTGTTTAGATTTGCATTTGTCGAGGATGCTCAATTCCTTTCCTTTCTATATGAAAAAGCCACCCAAACGGGTGGCTTTTGTGGTTGGTGAAAAATATCAGTAGTCCCAGTCGTCGGATGCGAGGCGGCGGCTGTAGTCGGCTTTGAGCTGCGTGATGCGCACATGGCCGGCGCCGTTGTATCCGGCGGCGAGGTATCGTTTGCCGACCTCGAGCTGGTGTTCGTGCTGGGTTCGGTCCTGGGTGGCGGCGAAAAGCTCCGATCTCATGGCCGACTGTTCGATGCTGTTGAGGCGTCGGTTGTCGTTGTCGAGCTTCGAGCAGACCTTGGCGAGCTGGACGTCGAGTTTGGCGATCTCGCCGGCGAGACGGTCGATGTCGGCCTTGGTGGCCCAGCCCGCGTCGAGGCGTTTGGTGGCCCAGCCGACGATGCCGCCGCCGCAAGCCGTGATGATGCTGACGATGATGGTGAGCCATGCCGGCGAGCTCATGTCACTCCCCCGTGCCCGCGTCGGGGTCGGCCGGTTCCTCTTCCTTGGCGCCGAGCGCGGCCTTGACGTCGTCTCGAATGATGGACGGCACCTGGTCGATGGTGCGCAGGCCGTTGCGGACGAGGGCCACGTAGATGGGGATCATCTTCTTCCTCACTGTTCACCTCCCATCGCTTCGTACAGGCTTGCGATCGCGTCGAGGCCGTCGAGCTGGAGCTGTTTGAGTTCGGCGATGCGCTGACGGTCGGTCTTGGAGTCCTCCTCGGCCTCGGCGAAGAGCTGGTCGGCCTGCTCGACGGCCTCCTGTTCGAGCAGGTTGTATCGGACGATGTAGGCTTCGCGCGCGGTCCACTGTTCTCCGGCGGGTCGGCCGTCGATCGCCGGGGTCTCGACCTTGGCGATGTCCCTGCGGATGCGGATGTCGGCGCCTCCGTCGGCGCGTGGATGGTAGTCCACCTCCGCCGGTTCGGCCGAGTAGGTCACGGTCTGGATCATGGTGTCTCCTTTCACGCCGCGAGGACCTTCCTCGCGCGGCGCATGGTCTTGTCGATGCCGTTGCGACGCCGATATGTGATCGAGTCGCTCCATTTGAAGTAGCCGTAGTAGCTGGCGAGCCGTCGGGCCAGCCAGACGGGGATGCGCGCCGTCCTTCGTGCGCGGCGGAAGTTTCGGCGGGCTCTGAGGAAAACTCCGTGCCGGATGTTGACCCTGCCGTGCGGGCGGAAGGTGAAGCCGACCATGTCGATGGGTTCCAGCGAGAGCCGTTTGACGTTCCATTCCGGATGCACGTCGAGGTTGAGGAAACGGTGCAGGTAGGCGGAGAGCATGCGCGCGGCCATGCGCAGATCCGCCTTCCCTCGGCCGATGAGCAGGATGTCGTCCATGTAGAAGAGGACGTGGGTGACGAGCCTGTGCCTTACCACGGTGCCGTCGCGCCTGCGGCGGAGCTTGGCCAGGCGTTCGGTGGCGAAATGGTAGGCGTAGCTCAGGTAATAGTTGGCCAGCCATTGGCTGGCGTAGCTGCCGATGTTGAGTCCCTGCGTTCCGGCGTATTGGTCGATGAGGTGGTATGCGAGGCGCAGCAGCGTTTTATCGCCTACGTCCCTGGCGAGCAGGCGTTTGAGGATGGTTCGGTCGATCGACTGGTAGCATTTGCGGACGTCGAGTTTCACGAACCATTTGCTTGAGCGTTGGCGGGTCCATCGTTTGATGGCCTTGCGCGCGTCGATGGTGCCGCGTCCTTCGACGCTGGCGGTCTGCCATCGGCCGATCTTGGCGTCGAGCATGGGTCTCATCGCGTCGATGGCGACGTGGTCGAGGATCTGGTGGTGGACGGATTCGCGGCCGATGACGCGGTGCTTGCCGCTGATCGGTTCGACTCGGTTGAAGTATCGGATGGTGGTGTCATGGAAGCGGCCGGTGCGGATCTCCGACGCGATGGCCTCGGCGACGCGGTCGAGGTCGGGATGGTGGTTGAGCCATGCGGCCACGTCCCTCCTGGAGCGTTTGCCTTTGAGGTAGTGTTCGATGCTTTCGCGCACGAAGCGCGGATTGGCCACTCTGGTGTGTTTGCAGTATGTTTTCATGAAGCTATCTGGACTATGGCGGCGTTCGACCATTGGGTCTACCGGTCGCGTGCTTGGTTTGATTTTCGGCTTAGGTTGCCGTGGCTGGCCCTCTCGCGGGCGGCGGAGGGTAGTTGCGACGCAATGTGTTGTTTGTTTCCAGATTGGCGGCCCCCGTTGTTCCACCTGCGGTTGGCCGGATCGTTCCTGAGGTTCGAGCAGAACGCGCCGTAGTGCGCGCCGTCCCTGAGGTTGCCGAAGCGCCGAACGCCGATGTCCGGAGGCTCGCCGTCGCAAATCCCGAAGAATTGTCGCGGTGGAAGTGATGAGGGGGCGTTCGCCCCCTCGCTTCGCTCACCCCCACCGCTCTCGGCTACGCCTTCGAGCGGCCAAGCGCAGACAGGCGGCCCCCGCCGTTCCACCAGCGGAAGGCCGGATCGTCCCCGAGGCTCGAGCAGAACGCGCCGCAGGGCGCGCCGCCCCCGAGGGAGCCGAAGCGCCGGTGCATCCTGATGCCGGGTTGTTTGACCGGGTCGCCGCCGATGGCGTCGCACAGGCCGGTGGCGCTGCTGGCTCCGGTGCCGACCGGCAGCGGGATGTCGGCGGCGATGGAGAGGTCCTGGCCGTACTGCCATTGGTTGGAGGTCTTGTCGGTGAAGGCGGGGAAGTCTCCGATGCGCGTGTAGTCGACGGTGATGGCGGTCTTGTTGGCCTTGGTGGTGTCGTAGGTCTTCCACAGTTCGCAGTGTCCTGCGGTGTCGGAGTCCTTGACCGCCTTGATGAGCGTGTCCTGTTCTCCCTCGTACATGCCGCAGAACAGTTCGATGTTCTGGAGCTTGACAGGCTGGTGCAGGACGTTGAGCTCGCCGTGCGGGATGCCGTCGGTGCCGAGGATCCGGTCGGTGGCGCCCGTGCGGTATGGCATGATGGACACGTAGTCCTTGAGGTTGCCGGTCGGGTTGACGGTGGTGATGGCGTCGCCGTCGAGGTCGAGGGCCGTGTTGGTGGCGTCGATGACGGTCTTGCCGATGATCCTGCGGCATTCGGCGACGGAGTGGTTGCCTGTGTTGTTGCGTTCGCCGTCGGTGCCGACGTTGACGTAGTTGTCGATGTCGAATCCCGCCGCGTCGGCGGTGCTGACGATGACGCGGTGCGCGTTCGATTCGCCTTTGGTGACGGTGGCCTGCTTGGAATGGCTGAACATTCCGCCGAGCACATCGCTGTTGGTGGTGGCCCATTTCATCATGAGCATGATCTGGATGTAAGCCGTGTCGGCGGATGTGAGGCCGCTGTAGCCGGTGCCGAGTTTCGCGGCATGGTCGATGTAGTCGTTCTGGCATCCGAAGTTGCGCGACGGCTGGATGCCGCTCCAGCTGGTCGGCTTGCCGTTGGCGTCGAGGCCGGCCATGTATTTGGCGTGCAGCATGCAGGTTCGTTCCGTGCCGTCGGGCAGGAGCAGGCCTGGCATCGGACTGAAGCCGGTCCATTTGCTGTCGGAGATGAGGATCTCGAGGCTGGTGGAGGTCTCGCGTACCGCGTAGTAGAGCGGCGGGGTCATGATCCAGACGAGGCCGTTGCGACCGTACTGGTCGTAATGCTGGTCGTGGCCCTCGATCGCGGTGACGTGCGGCTTGCCGTCGTCTCCGACGGTGGCGTTGACGTTCATGCATTGGAAGGCGTTGAGCGCGCGGTAGTCGTCGCGTCCGGCGGTGGTGTTGGTGGATTTCTCGATGACGAGGCCGGTGTTGTCGCGGGTCTTGACGCAGGCGGGGCTGTTGGACGCGGCCCATTTCGGTTTCTGTACGCCGTAGACGGCGCCGGTGCGGTGCGCCTTCCAGTATTCCGCGATGTTCGTGTATTCGCCTTTGGCGTCGTCGCGGGTCAGCGCGCGGCCCGTGTCGGCCTTGCCGATGGTGGCGTTGAGGCTCGCGGTGATGGCGCGGGCGAGGCCGTCGACGCGGACGACCTTCTTGGTGTCGACTGTCATTCCTGTTCCTTTCAGTTGGCGAGGTGGGTGCCGGCGGCGACGAACTGGCTGATCCAGTCGATGTCCTCGTCGGTGAGTTCGGTGAGCGGGCTGGTCTGGCCGAGCGGCGTGAAACTGCCGCCGTCAACGTAGCTCAGGTCGCTGTAGTTGGCGGTGTCGTTGCCGGCGGGGAGCTCGAAGTAGCGGATGCGCTGGACGGTGTCGCCGATCATCTCGGCCACCTTCCAGACCCACCTGCCGTCGGTGTTCTCAAGCTTCACCGAGGCTTTGCCCTGTCTGTCGAGGTCGATTTTGAACGGCTTCGGCAGGATCAGGTCGGTGCCGGCGAAGTGATGGCGCTCCGGCTGGAAGATCAGCGAGCCGGCGGCGGGGTCGGTGGTGCCGTCGCTTTTGGGAAGGCGGATGCTGATGTTGATTGTGGTCGTGGCCATTTCGTTCCTTTCTCTAGGCCGTGTACCAGGTGGTATGCAGGTAGATCGGATTGCTGGACCCGTCGTTGCCTTGCTCGCATCGGATGGTGCCGTCCGTGCCGATGACCCACCACTGTGATGAGAAGTAGTGGTTGGGCGTCTTGGTCTGGCGGTCTGGCCGGTAGCCTGCTGGGATGGTCGCGCAGACATATCCGGTCTGGAAGCCTCCGGTTCGTGAGATGGAGCCGTCGAGTGTGACCATGCCTCCGTCTTTGCGGATGGCAAGTGGCGGATTGTTTTGTTTCCAGCTGCCGTCGTTCGGTTGGAGCGTGGTCCATCTGCTTGCGCCGGTGGCGGGCGGGAGCAGGTGCGTGGCGATGGCGAGCGCTCCTTGGATGGTGATGAGGCATCGGTCTCCTGGGTTTGCGGTGATGGTTTCCGGTGTGGCTTGGATGTTGGTGAGTGTGGTGCCGTCGATGGTGATGTCGACGGTGGTGTCGTGGGTTTGGATGATGGTGGCGATGCGGGCGGTGGTGTTTTGTGTGGTTGGTTGGTTGGTGATTTGCAGGCCGAGTTGTCGGCCGAGTTGTCGTGCGATGGTGGTGTCGGTGTTCATGAGGCTTCTCGGAGTTCGGTTTGGGTGGGGAGTCCTGGTTTGAGGGTGATGGTTTGGGTGCGGATGGCGTAGGTGCCGGTGATGTGTTGTGTGGGGAGGTCGAGGGTGATGGTGTCGCCGATGGTGATGGGTGCGATGATGTGTGTGCCGGTGACGCGGTGGATGGCGTGTTGGTTGGCGGCGAGGAGGTCTGCGGCCTTTTGGTCGGCCATTTGTTGGAGTTGTTGGTCGGTTTGGTTTTCGGGGATGTCGTCGTATCGGTATTTTTTGCTGATGACGCGGCCGCGGTTGGGGATGCTTGTGGGGCTGTTTGGGTCGGTGTCTTTGGCGATGCCGATGATTTCTTTTTCCTGGCTGGTGTAGATGGTGATGATCTGGTTGGCGGTGTCGAAGATTTCTCGTTCGTCGGTGGTTTGTTTGGTCCATCGGCAGGTTGGTCCTTCGGTGAATGTCCAGGATGGTTTGCGTCGGCTTGGGTCGGTGTATGGCTGGAGGATGACGTGGCCGTATGGGTCGGTGCGGCAGGTGGTCCAGCCGGCGATGGTGAGCAGGTCGTTGGCGATGGCGAGTTTGTTGTCGGTCTGGTCGTCGGTGAGCCCGTAGGTGAGGGTGGTTCCGGTGCGGTAGTCGCTGTTGGGGTGTGGGAGGACGGTGAGTCCGTTGCCTGTGATGATTTTCTCGGCTTCGGCGACGGGGTCGCTTCCGGCTGGGATGCTGATCGGGTTGGCGTATTGGTCGTCGGCGAGTTCGCGGAGGCGGCCGTAGAGGGTGAGCGGGATGGTGGTGGCCGGTCCGTTGGTTTGGCGTTTGTCGGCCGACCAGAGGTAGGTGCCGAGTGGGATGCTTTCGCTGGTCTGGTCGGCGTAGGTGATGTCTGCCCAGATGCGGAGCAGGTCGGTGCCGAACAGGCTGGAGCCTTCGAGGTCGAGGGTTGCCTGTTCGGTGACCGTGGTGTCCTGGTTGCGTTCGATGCTGCCGCCTTGGACGATGCCATGGACGATGCCTGTTTCGTTGCCTGTGTTTCGGTCGACGCGCATGACGCGGATCTCGGTGTCGAATCGCATGGCGTGGTGGCGCTGGTCCATGGCTTGCCCCTTAGTTGTTTGGTTCCTCCCAGAGGATTTCGGCCATGTCGATGTCGAGCGTGGCCGTTGGTCCTTTGGCTTTGATGTGTGTGCTGATTTCGGCTTTGACGAAGGCTCTGGTGCCGTCGACGTTTCGCCACCATGCGTAGGTGTTGGCGCGGGCGAGGCGGCGGATGCGCTGGTAGAGCTGGCCGTCGAGGTAGTCGAGGGTTGTGCTGGCGGTGATCTGGTTGTCGAGCCGGCGGCTGGAGTAGCTGGCCGGCAGGTCGGTGTCGCTGCCGAGTTCGAAGTGGTATTCCTCGGTGTCGTGCGACTGTTTCTCACCGATGTCGAAGCCTCCGCCGATGGGGATGGCTTCGCCCGCGTCGCTGCCGAAGTTGAGCATGCACATGTCCGTGGTGACGGTGGTGGTGACGATGGTTTCGCTGACCGCTCCGCTGGCGGCGTGGGCCGTGATGCGGTAGCCGATCTTCCGGTTGAGCGGCGGGAGTCGGTCGATGGTCTGCCGTCCGTCTGCGAGGCGTGACGAGAGTGTCAGTTCGTCGCCGTCGAGGAGGCGGGTCACGGCCATCCATTCGGTCCTCGGCTGGCCGTCTTTCGGTGTGCCGGCGATGGCGGTGACCATGAGGCTGAGGTTGCTTCCGTCGATGTCGATGTTGGCGGTCGGTGCGGCTGGTGGCGTGTAGGAGACCGTCGCTCCTCGGCTGGCGGTGGCGGTGAGGGTGCTGCCGCCTTGGACGGTGACGTCGATGATGAGTTCGGCGCCGTTTTCGGGCAGGTATTTCGACTGGTCGATGGTCAGGCTTCTGGCGCTGCCGTTGAGGTCGGTCTGGTAGACGATGGCTCCGTCCTTGCGGATGCGGACGCTCTGGCGGGCGACTCCGGTGGTGTCGGCGACCGACCATGCGATGTCGAATGGGCTGGCGGTGATGGTGGTTGGGCCTGTGACGGTGACGTTTGGCGGTGTCGCCGTGCGGATGGATGTTGGTTGGCTCCATTCTCCCCAGTCGGCGTGCAGGCCTTTGGTGCGGACTCGGATCTGCCATCGGCCGTTCTCTCCGGTATGGAGCCTGTAGGTGGTGGCCGTGGCGACGGATGCCGTCGTGACGGTTCCGTCCGGTTCGGTGAGTTCGATCTGGGCGGCGGACTGGCTGGATCCGTCCGGATGGTTCGGCGTCCATCCGATGGCGCACGTGAGCGGCGTGGCGAGGGTCGCGCCCTGCGCTGGAGCGGTGATGGTTGGAGCGTCCGGCGGGCAGATGGTGGTGATCTGGTTGGATTGCGTCCACTCTCCGGTGAGAATGCCTTTGGCCGCGTCGTCGCCGTAGATGGGGCGGCGCGCCCGTGCGCGGTATTCGACGATTCCTGCCGGGGTGTCGCTGTCGAGGACCTGCGCGGGTTTGCCGGCGTAGGCGCCGGTGGTGAGGTCCTGCCAGTCGCCTCCGACGAGCCGGCGTTGGACGTCGAAGCCGTTGGCGTAGCCGCCGAACAGGTCGATGAGGATCTGGGCGGACTTGGCTCCGGTTTTGACGGCTTCGACCTTGGCTGGTGCGCGTGGCGTGGTGTAGATGACCGGCGAGTCGACGTGCGTGGAGTCGCCGGCCTGGTTTCGCGCGTAGACGGCGAACTGGTAGCGGCCGTTCGGTCGCAGGTTGGTCGCGTCGAAATTGGTTCTGTCCCAGTTGAGGACGCCGGTGCCGGAGCCGCCTTGCTGGACGCTCCATGTGTTCCAGTTGCCGCCGTCGAGCGCGATGCGCTGGGAGATGAGGACCTGTTTCCATGGTTTGAGCGCGTTGTTGTCCCAGTTGCCTTGCCAGGTGATGGACGCCTTGTTGTCGCTCACACGTTTGAAAGACACGTTTTTCGGCGGGTTCGGGCGGTGGTAGTTGATGCCGCCGGTGTACACGCCGCAGCTGGAGTTGCTGGTGCCGGAGTTGGGGCCGTTCCAGTAGATGCTTCCGCTGCAGGTGATGTTGCGCGCCGATTCCGCTTTGGCGACCGTCAGGTCTGCGGCGAGGATGCACACCTCGCTGTTGGTGCCGAGGTTTTTGCTGCCGGAGTTCGGGGTGTGCGCGACCTGCTGTCCGTTGATCCACGCCGTGGCCGCGACCCAGCCGTAGTAGTTCCATCCGTTGAGCGACTGCCACCATACCTCGACGTGGATGGTGTCGGTGGTGTCGGTGAAGCCGGTGACCCACGCCTTGACGTGCGTGCGCCAGTTTCCGCAGACGTTGCCGTATCCGTCGGCCATTGTTCATCAGCTCCTTGCGGTGACGGTCGCGCCGCAGGCTGAGACGAGTTCGGCGAGGAGCCGTTGGAGTCGTTCGTTGCCTTCGATGGCGCGGTTGTTGAGTGTGATGTTGTAGGTCGTCGCCGACGACGCGGCAGGTATCGCCGTGGACTGCGCGGAGAAGCGCATGTCGCCGGCGGTGATGGATGCCGTGGCCTTGCGCAGGCTGTCCTTGAGCGCGTCGGCCGAGATTGTCGGCAGCGGGATGGTTCGCGGGATGGCGGCGGAGACCATGGCGTCGGCGGCGTTCTTGAACGCCGGAGCGCTTCGTTCGACGCCGATGGCGGCGCCTCTGCCGATCATCACGCCGACCTGGTCGCGGAAGACTCGTGATGGCGAGTGGATGCCGAGTTTGCTTTTGACCCAGTCAAGCGCGTTCTTCGCCGCGTTGACCGCCGCGTTGACGAGCTCGCCGGCGGCGGACGCGACGCCGCCGGCGATGCCTCTGATGATGTTCATGCCGACGCCGCCCCAGTTCACTGACGTGAACCCGTCCCAGATGGAGCGCACGATGGCGGGGATCTGGCTCACGAGCCGGGGGATGGCGGAGGCGAGGCCACTGGCGAGGGTGATGAGGATCTGCGCGCCGGCCTGCAGTATCTTGGGCAGGTTCGAGGCGAGCGTGTTGACGATGCTCGCGATGATCTGCGGGATGTAGCCGACGAGCTGGGGGATGGCCTGGGACAGGCCGTCGATGAGCTTGACCAGTGCGTTGACGCCGACCTGGACGATTCCCGGCAGGCTGCCGGTGAGCGTGGATATCAGCGTATTGATGACGGTGGGGAGCATCGCGACGAGCTGCGGCATGGCGGAGACCAGGCCGTTGACGATGTTGAGGATGATGTCCACGCCGATGTTGAGGACCGTGGGCAGAGCGGTCGTGAACGCGGTCAGCAGCGCCTGCAGGATCTGCGGTATCGCGGCGATGAGCATGGGCAGCGAGTTCATGATGCCCTGCACGAGCCCCTGCAGGAGCTGCATGCCGGACTGAATGAGCATCGGAGCCTGTTCGATGAGCGCCGTGATCAGCGTGGTGACCATCTGCACCGCGGCCGGCAGAAGCGTCGGCAACGCCTGTGCGAGCCCCTGCACGAGCATGCTCACGATCTGCGCGGCGGCCGAGACGAGCTGCGGCAGGCTTCCGGTCACGCCGTTGATCAGGGCGAGTAGGATGTTCGACCCCGTCTGGATCATGCCCGGCAGCACGGCGGTGAGCTTCGCCATGCCGTCCGTGATCATGGTGGGCAGTTCCGCGAACAGGTTGCTGATCTGCATGAACAATTGCCCGCCCATGCTCTGGTCGAGCATGCCCAGTCCCGCGACCAGTGCGGCGATGATGGCGCCGATGCCGAGGAATTTGATGAAGTTTCCCGGTGCGAAGAATCTGGTGACGAGGTTGCCGATGGCGTCGAGGCCGGATTGGAGTTTGCCTCCGGCGGAGCCGATGGCGTTTTGCAGTGGTCCGCCGATGGCGTCGCCGAGTCCGCCGAAGATGTTGCCGAACGCGGTTTTGAATGGTGCGGCGAGGCTGGAGATTTTGCCGGTGATGGCGCTGGTTTTGCCGCTGATTTTGGAGAGCGCGCTGGCGAAGGGGTCGCCGTCGAGGGTCATGGCGTCGCGGATGGTTTTGTTGAACAGTGGTTTTGTTTTGTCGCCGATGGCGGTGATGGCGCTGCCGAGTGGTGAGGTGTTGATTTTTCCGGCGGCGGTTGCGAGGCCTTTGGTGATGGCGTCGCCGATTTGTCCGGTTTTGGTTTTGATGCCGGTTGCTGTGGCGGTGAGGCCGGTGTACAGGCCGCTGTTCTCCCATTTGAAGGCGAGGTTTGCCATGCCTGGCGTGAGTCTCGTGCGGATGGTGTCGAATATGCCGTCGGTGGCGGATGCGAGTTGGCTGCCGCCTTGTCTGATGCGGTTGATGGCGTTGGCGAAGGGGTCGCCGTCGATGGCCATGGCGTCGCGCAGGCTTGGGTTGAGGTAGCCTTTGGCGTTGGCGATTTGTGTTTTGATGGCGTCGAAGGCTCCGCCGATGTCGCTGCCTCCTTTTTTGAGGTTGGCGATGAGGTCGGCGATGCCTTTGTCTCCGGATTTGCCGAGTTGGTCGAGGACTGAGACGATTTTGTCCGCGTTGCCTCCGACCGTGGCGAGGGTGGCGAAGCCGCCGGCGAGGGTGGCGGCCTGCGCGGCGAGGTCGGCGATGCTGGTTTTGCCGCTGGCGATGCTGTTGCCGAGGTCCTCGATCTTCTGCGCGGCGATGGATGCGGCGGTGTCGAGGCGGCCGGCGAACTGGTCGGCGAGTTTTCCGGTGGCGCTGGTGGTCTGGTCGATGATGGGGATGAGCTTGCCGCCTACTTTGGTGGCGGCGTTGAGGAGTGGGGTCTCGAACTGCGCGCCGAGTCGTCCGATGGCGGCTTTGACGTTGCCGACCATGCCGTCGAAGCTTTCGCCTGCGTTCTTGGCGGCGCCGCCGATGTGTTCCTTCATGGCGGCCTCGAAGTCGGCGAAGCTGACTTTGCCGTCGGAGACCATGTCGCTGGCCGCTTCGGTGGTGGTGTGGAAATGATCGGCCAGATACTGCAGGACGGGGATGCCGGATCCCATGAGCTGGAGCATGTCGTCGCCCTGCAGTTTGCCTTTCGCGGCGACCTGGGAGAAGATCAGGCCCATGTCCTGGAAGCTGCGGCCGCTGATCTGGGCGGCGTCGCCGACCGTGGTCAGCACTCCCTCGAGGTCGCCGCCCTGCTTGATGCCGGATGCGACGAGCGTGGCGGCGACGCTTGCGGCGTCGCCGAGTCCGAAGGCCGTGCCTTTGACGGAGGCGAGCGCGTTGCCCATGATCTTGTCGACGCTGGCGGTGTCGTATTTGAGGGCTTTGAGCTTGGTTTGGGCGCGTTCGATGTTGAGCGCGCGGTCGAAGCCGCCTTTCGCGGTCAGGCCGGCGATGCCGGATGCGATGCCGGCGATGGTGCCGACTCCGACTTTGCCGATTTTGCCGAACGCGCCGCCGATGGTGGAGATGATGCTTTTGCCGCTTTTTTGGGTGCCGCTGGCGGTGCCGTCGCTGATGGAGCCTTCGATGGCTTTGCCGAGGCCTTTGGTGCTTGGGCTGATGATGATGTAGCCGGTGCCGAGTTCCTGCGCCATCGTTGGCTCCTTCGCTTTTCGGTTATTCCTCGTTCATCCAGTCCTCCGGCAGGCCGAGGCGGCGGTTGAGCAGTGCGCGCCGCCTGTGGTCGTGCTGGTGTTTGGGCGGTGTCGGCTCCGAGAGGAGCGTGTCCGGTTTCGCCCAGTCGGGCGTGAGGTTGAGTTTCGACTGGCCCTGGTTGATGGATTGGACGAGTTTGTCGGTGTCGTCCGGGACGTATGCCCAGCCGGCGAGTGCGGCGAAGCTGTGGCTTCGCCGGTTTTTGAGGATTTCCCTGCACATCGGCCATGCGATGTTGAGGGGTGTGGTCTTCGGGTCGAGGGGCTGGTGCCAGACTTGCATCCAGTCGTATTGCAGGGCCGCCCGGTGGTCCTGCCAGAGGGTGATGAGGATCAGGCTTTTGGGTCGGTCTTGCCTGTCTGCGCCCATGCGTCGATGATGCGGCCGATGTCGGCGATCTTGTCGCCGCTCTTGGTGTCGAGTTCGCGTTCGATGAGCGGGTATTCGCGGACGAGGTAGGTGAGGATGGTGGCCATGAAGTTGATTTTTTCCTCTTGGGTGAGGTTCTTCCATCCTCGGCTGACGGCGGTGAGGCCGACGATGATGACGCTGGTCGGCAGGTTCGCGCTGTCGTCGAGGCGTGGGAGGTCCATTTTCACGTCACCGTATTGGATGTGGACGGGGCGCGCCTCTTCGGGGTCGGCGATGGCTGTGGGTGCGATGGTCTGGATGTTGTCGGTCATTGTTCGCCTTTCTGCGATGCGCCGGCTGCTTTGTGGGCGGGTGGGCCCCGCCGTCGGCAGCGGGCGCGGGAACGGCGGCGGGGCGTGGGTTGGGGGTCAGACGTCCATGGGGAAGCCGTAGAGCTTCATGAAGTACGGCGTGTTGGCCACGTCCTTGTAGGTGCGCAGGGTCATGCCGAAGTTCATCAGGTCGCTGACCTTCCATTCGATGTCCTCGCGTTCGTTGACCTTGCATTTCGGCGCGTGCAGGAGCAGGAGGTGGTCGGATTGGGTGACGCCTGCGACGACGTACTGCGCGGTCTTGTTGCATTCCACGTGGTCGATGGTCAGGCTGCCGTCCGCGCCGACGGATGCGTCGAAGTACGTTTCGACGACTTCCTTCTTCGATTCGAGGCCGGTGAAGCCGATGGTCCAGTATCCGCCGGAGCTCCAGGAGAGCACGTTGTCTCCGTTGTGGGCGGTGAAGTCGTTGGTGTCGCCGTCCTCCGGGTGGATGGTGATGCCGTCTTCGGAGAAGTAGCCGAACGGCTTCTTTCCGGATGTGGGACGCCAGTCCTTGCCGAAGGTGCCGATGTTCTCTCCGACGTCGTACCGGTAGATCGCCGCCTCTTTGATGAGGTTGACGTAGTTCTTGTTGTTGCCTTCGGACGCGAAGCTCAGGCCGGCGGCGCCGGCGGCGAGCAGCTGCGCCTCGAGGGCGGCGGTGTCGTTTGCCATTGGTGTGGCTCCTTTGTTTGTGGTGTTGGTCATGCGGCTTCGACGGTGAGCAGGATGACGGTGTAGGCGAAGTCCTGCCGCAGGTCGTCGTCGTGTGTCTGGAGTGGTCCGGATTCGACGCTGGCGTCGATGAGGGGCCGCTTGCGCCGGTTGTCGAGCAGCCATCGGCAGATGGTCTCGCTGAGCGCCAGGGCTTTGGGCCAGTCGCATGTCCTGCCGTCGCCTTGTGGCGCGTACACGCTGGCGCGCAGGCGCATGTACTGGCTGACCGCCGTCGGATAGGCGGCGCGGTCGAGCGCGAGGCGCACGCGCGGCATGGTCGACGAGGCGGGCATGTCCCAGCCGATGGCCGCTTCGGGGATGGCCTGCGCGAGTCCGTCGAGGATGAGGCCGCTTGGATCCCTGCCGATCGTGTTCATACGCTCACCTGGCCGAGGATGCGGGTGAGCGTGCCGTGTTTGGCTTCGAGCGCGACCGGTGCCGTGGCGACGACGTTGCCGTGGCTGGCGTCGTCGTTGCGGTACACGGTGATGCGCGGGTCTCCGGCTGCGGCGCGTTCGACCTGGCCCTGCACGTTGTCGAGCAGGGCCTTGTTGTGCAGGAGCTGCCGTTCGACGTTCTTGCGGTTGAGGACGAATCTGATTTTGCTCATTGGTCCTCTCCTTCCTCGGCGTGGATCTTCACGCCGATGCCGGTGTCGCCGCGCTGCCAGACCTCGGGTGTCCGGGTGACGCGCATGGTTCGGCCCCGGACGGTGAGCAGGTCGCCGGCGAGGATCCCGAACGGCAGGCCTCCGCGGTGGTAGAGATTGCAGCCGTGCGTGATGGTGCGTCGTCCGGCGGTGTCGGTGCGGTCGTATGCGCATGGCTCCACGAGCGCCTGGATGGCGCCGACTGTGGACGGTGCGCCGGTGGTGCGGCGTCCGTCGGTGGTTGTTTCGTCGGCTCGGGCGACGGTGATGGTTTCGGTCGGCGGCGTTCTCATGCGTCTCCCGTCATGGCGATGGTGAACATGCGGCCGCTTCCGGCGGCGGAGAGGTCGGCGAGTTCGCTGGATGTGAGGTACAGGTCTCCGTTTGGGTTGCTGTACGACCAGCTGTCGGCGAAGGGGCCGGTGGTCTGTGATCCCTGGCTGAGTCCTTCGGGGTTCGTCTCTTCGGCGACCATGGCGCGTTTGACCATGTTGCAGCAGATGTCCTTGCAGATGCCGGGCTCGGCCTCCTCCGCCTGCGCCCATGAGGGGCATTGCAGGCGGATCTTGCGGCTTGCAGCGGCAAGGAGGCGTTCGGCCTTGGTTTTGTCCGTGCCGTCGAGTGTCCGCCAGATCTCCTCGAGGTCGGCGACGGTGGCGAATGGGCCGGCCATGGTCATGCCTCTGTGACGTGTTGCTCGCCGGTGTCGATGTCGCGGGTGACGGTCACGCGCGTGCCGTCCGGGCGGATCGTGTCGAATCGTTCGCTGCGGTGTCCGGCGGGAGGGAACGGGGCGGGCTCCTCCGGCTGCGGGTCCGGAGTGGTGGCGGGCTCCTCCGGCTGTGCCGGGGTGTCACCGCCGATCTCCTCGGCCGGTTCCTGCGGGGTGACGTCGAGCTTCTCAGCCATTGACGACTCCCTTCAGTCGTGCGGCGGCGCGGCCGGAGAACACGCCGAGTCCGCAGTAGAACTCGATGCGGGTGCGGTAGGCGGGCTTTTCCTGCAGCTGGCCGAGGTCCTCGACCTGTACGCCGCCGTTGGTTAGGCCGGTGACGCCTTGGTCGCCCTCACTCGAACCGAACTTGACGGCGTAGATGCTGGTGGTGGTGGAATTGGTGCCCTGCGTCTCGTTGTTGTCGAGGATCTCCGTGCCGGCGGTGGTCTGTCCGGCCTCGAGCAGCGGGATGCCGTTCCACTGCATGGCGCGTTTGCCTACGATGTCCTGCTGGAGGGTGGTGTCGTAGGAGATGTGGCGCATGGCGCTGCCGATCTTGCGGATGATGGCGGCGGAGGCGTAGATGGCGCCGTTGGTGGGGTTGATGCCTGGGACTGCGCCGAGCAGTTCGTCAAGCTTGTCGAAGAACTTGTGGATGTCGGCGTTGGAGTCGCCGAGGATCGGCATGCCGTTGGTGGCGGCGTCGATGACCTGCTTGCCGGTGAGGCGCTTCTTGAGGCCGTCGAAGCTCTTGGTGTCGACGGTGGAGTCGCCGTTGAAGAAGGTTTCCTGGTACTTGTAGCTGATCGCCTTGACCTTGAGCGTGGTCTGTTCGGCGCGCTGGTCGTTGACGTTGCTGCGGGTCTGCTGGATGAACCTGTCGACGTCCGCGTCGCCGCCGAGGATGACGAGCTTCTCGCTCTTCTGGTTGAAGGTGCCGGTGGACTCGGCGTAGGACTCGTTGACGCCTCGGAAGGCAACGCCCGGGAGGGTGGCTTCCTCGTTGTATGCGTAGGCGTTTCCGTCGATGTTCATGAGGGGGATGCGGTCGAGGATCGGGCTGACCTGCGTGAAGGTCTCGAGGACGCCCTTGGCGAGGGTGTCGGTGGAGAGCTTCGCGGCCTCGGTGAGGTTGAGTGCCATGGTTGTGTTCCTTTCTGATGGTTATTTGGCCGCGTAGGCTTGCGAGAGAAGCTGCAGCGGCGTCATGCTGCCAGTGGTTGCGGTGGCCGTTTTGTCGGCCGGTGGGGTGGGCAGTCCGAGGTTTGGCTTGAGGCTGTCCTTGAGCGCCTTCGCGTTCGCTTTGAGTTCGTCTCCGTCGCCTTTGAGCCGGTCGATGACGTCGCGGTCGAGGCCGGTGTCCTTGGCGATCTGGCCGATGAGGGTTTCACGTTCGGCGGTGGCCTTGAGCGTGGCGATCTCATTCGTCAGCGATTCGATCTTCTTGTCGGCCGTTTCGAGCTTCGCGGCGTTGTCGCCTTCGCCGGCGTCGTATTTGGCGGCTTTGGCCTTGTATTCGTCGTATCCGGCGTATCTGGCTTCGAGTTTCGCTTTTTCCTCTTCGACGCGGGCGGCGAGCGCGTGGCTGAACTCCTTGGCGTTGCTGGTCGTGGTGTTCTTCGCGTTGTCGCCTTCGCCGTGTGTGTTCTGGCCTGCGGGTGGCTCGCCTTCGCCTCCTTGCGGTTCTCCGCCTTCGATGAGGAGGAGGTGGCGCATGAGGTTGCGGCGGTGGCGGGGGATGAAGTGCATTGGTGCTCCTTTGGTTTTTGCGCACGGTTAGCGACGCGGCGTGCGGGGTCCGCGGTGAGTGGCTGGCGCAGGATTCGGACCTGCGTGGCGCGTGTGGCGCGGCCGATTTACAGTCGGCTCCGTTCGGCCTCTTCGGTAGCCAGCCTTGGCTGTGTTATAATTGATGCCGATAAAGGTCTCATTGACACCATTTGGTGACATTGAGGCCTTTATCGTGCTCTGGCGAGTTTTCCGTCATGGCGGATGATGTAGACTTTTCCGTCGCGGAAGGCCAGGCATCTTCTGATGCAGGCGATGAGGTCTTCATCTGACATTCCGTCGTTTTCGCTGTTGTCCATGACGACCGTTTTGGCGTCCGGTTTCTTCGATGTCGATTTCAGATGAGAGTTGATGGTGTTTGTCGATGATGTGTTTTTCAGCGTCTTGATCTCGATGCCGTTTTCGAGGTCCGCATATCCTATGTCGTGCGTGCCTTTGCCGTTTTCGTTGGGGACCTTCTTGACGTCGATCTTGAAGGTTGCCTTTACTCCGTTGTCGGCGAGGCGCTGCGCCGTCCGTATTTCGTGCGGGCGGATGTCTGATATTTTCCTCTGGAGTTCCGGCGGGTTATAACCGACCGCTGGCGGTGTGCCGGTGTTGAGCCATGTGCGGTCGCGCCATCGCATTTCGGCGAGTTCGAGGTCGCGTTTCCATTTCTTGTATTCGGGGGCTTTGGCTTTCTCCTTGTCGGAGAGGGCTGAGAGGTATTCCTTGTATTTGTCCTGGGTGGTGAGGTTGGATATGGTGTCGGCGCATGACTTGTATTGCCTGTAGAGCGTGTCCGGATCGTAGCCGGCGATGTGCCGCTCTCCCCATGACGGGACGACGTTGCAGTCGCATCGGCCGTTGTGGAAGCCGCCGCCGAGGCTGGCGGTCTCGCGTGTCAGGTATACGAAGCCACGGGATGCGAGCATGACGCAGAACTCGCACGTCTCCCCCACTGGCACTCTGGCCCATCGCGGTTTCGATGGGTCTGATCCGATTTGGTCGAGCATGCCGATGCGGCTGCTTGTGGAGACGACGTGCTGCAGGTACGTCTTCCATTGGTCGAGGTCCGCGTGTTTCGGCCAGAGGTCGTCGATACGCAGGCCGTATTTGTTGTGGACTTGGCCGTTGGCGTCGGGGATGACGTCTTCGTATCTGAGTCCCGGATAGTCGGTGTTGTTGGAGCCTCCGGCGAGTTTCCAGACCGCGCGGCCGGCGTCCGGGAGTGGCTGGCGGTCGAAGTCCGGCAGGTCATTGCCGAGGTAGTTCGACCATTCGCTTCGGATCTGCTCGAAGTAGTCGGTGGCGGCCTGCGCGGCCTTGTCGTTGTAGCTTTCCACTTCTTTGCAGGCGGCTTCCCATCGGCTTTCGTCGTCCGGATACCAGTGCTCGTCTCCCCATATCGATTCCAGGCTCCATCCTGATTCGAGTTTGAGGCGTTCGAGTCGTTGCAGGTAGGCGTCATGCAGTAGGTCGAGCCGTTTGTCCAGGGCTTCCTGCGTCTTCGGCAGCTGGCTGTCCGTTTGCATTGTCGGCTCCTTGCTGCTGGGTGGCTATGGTCTGGTCGATGCGGTCGAGCGCCTGCTGTGCTCGTTTGGCGCGTTGCTCGCGCCGGAGGGTCTGGCGTTGCCGGTCGCTCAGGTCGAGCATGTCGTAGGTGACGTCGCTGTCGGCCGGCAGGATGTTGGCGCCGACGAGTTTCACGGCTGCGTCCGCGGCAGCGGCGCGGCTTGGCGTTGCCGGGTTGCGCCATTGGCTGGATACCGCGGTGGCATGGCCGTCGCCGGCGATGCGGGCGGCTGTGGCGATGATGCGTTCCCATGCTGGGCCGAAGCGTCGCTGGCAGCTTTCGGCGTTCAGGCAAAGTTCCTTGACGGCCTTGTCGATCGCTTCGGCCGAGCTTGGGTTGTCGGTGAGCACGCCCATCGAGTCGGGCGGCAGGCTGGTGGCTGCGGCGAACATCGAGGCGGTCTGGCGCAGCTGCGCGGCGTGCGGCTCGAAGCTCGCTTGGGTGAACGTGCCGACCTGCGGCAGGTTGCCCTGCTTGTCGCGCGGCAGCGCGAGTACCTGGTCGAGCATGATCTGCCATCGTGGCTTGAGGTTGCCGTCCTTGCCGCGGAACATGTCCTCGGTGACGCCGAGGAAGTAGCGTGGCGGGACCGAGTAGAGTTCGGCCTGCACTTCGCTGCGCAGGAAGGTGCGCACGGCGCTGTCTGTCAGGCTCATGACGGTGCGGCTGATGCGCGATCGGCCGAACGGTCGTTTGCTGTCCGGCCGGTATGCGAGCAGTTCGACGGGCAGTCGGCCCTGCCATGCGGTGCGCGCGTACACGCTCCACTGCCAGTCCCGCATCGTGCATCCGATGAGTTTGCCGGGGAGCATGAGGTAGCATGCGCGGATCTGCCGGCCGTAGGTCTCGTCCTCGTCGACGTCGTAGAGCAGGGCTTCGGTGAGGCCGTGGATGCGGCTGTCCCATGTGCCTGTCGCCACGTCGGCGGGGAACTCCTGGATGATCGCGGCGGGCTCTCCCCTGTCGGGCGTGCCTTGGAGCGCGGCGACGAAGCTGCAGGAGTGCACGAGCGCGTCGGTGTGCGCGTTTTCGGCGGTCTGGGCGAGGTCGTTGGCGTCGAGCAGGTCGTTGACCTGTTTGCTCAGGTCGCTGCCGTCCTGGGTGGTGATGCCGTCGAGCACGACGCGGTTGGCGAGTCCCTCGATTGCCTTTTCCGGCCATCCGACGACGATTTCGACGTCTTTGGCGATCGGTGGGAGGCTGTAGCCGAGGTCGTGGAGTTCGTTGCGGCCGTTGTAGTAGACGGTGCGGATGCGGTTGCGTGTGCGGTGGCGGATGATTTTCGCGGTGAGGCGGCGGAAGGCGTCGTCTTCGTCGGGCGTCAGGCCGGCGACTGTGGCCGGCAGTGGTTCGAGGAGTGTCATGGCAGTTCGATCATCCTTTGTTCTGGTTCGTCGCCCGGCCGTCGGGTGCTGGTGACGGCGCCGTGCAGGGCGAGGGTGGCGGCGACGAGCGGGCTGATGTCGACGTCGGATCCGAGTTTGTTCCAGCCGAACGCGCCTTCGACGCCGATCTTACGGACGGTCGCGCCGGCGACGGCCTGGTCGAGCGGGCGCACGTCCGGCTTGTGGCGCAGTTCGTGGTATTGGAGCATGTCGAGGAGACGCCCGCATGCCTTGCCCATGTCGCTCGCGCTGGTGACGGTCACGTCGATGCCGGCGGCCTTGAGTGGCGGGATGAGCACCGTGGCCGGTGACTGGGCGTCGATGACGACGGCGGCGAGGTGCGGCCAGCGGCGGGCGAGGAAATCGACGGGCCATTTGGTGCCGTGTTTCCTGACGCCTTTGAGTGCCGCGATGTCGATGTACGCGGTGCCGTCCTCGTAGGCCTGGCATGCGCCGATGGTGATCCATCCGCGGTGCGGCGGCATGTCGATGGCCATGGCTGTCCATCCGCCGGATGCTCGTTCCGGTGTGGCGGCCTGTGCCCAGAGTTCCGGGTCGATGGCCGCGTGTTCGGTGTCCTGGTCCCAGATGCCGAGGGCCTCGCGGCGGAAGCTGTCTTCTCCGAGGTTTTTGAGCATGCGGAGCATGGCGTTGGCGGTCGTGCGGTGCGGGTAGCTCGGGTTGGCCTGGGCCCATGCGTCGGGGTCGGCGGTGTCGCAGTCGCGGTCGGCGCCGAACTCGATCCATGTGCTGTCCGGGTCGTGCGCGAGGCCGGCGGTGCGGCGGCTGGTGAACACTTCGCCGGGGTCGACCGGTCTGGGTGGCGTGCCCATGTGGATGATGAGCGGGTTTTTCGCGGCGTTGGCGGTCGGGATCATGTCCTCGAGGGCTTTTTCGGTGAGGATCTGCGCCTCGTCGAAGATGATGACGTCGACTGCGGCGAAGCCTCGGCCGAAGCCTTGTTCGCGGGCGCCGAAGAGGATGCGGCTGCCGTTGGCGAAGGCGATCTCCTCCTGGCCGTTGGTCTGGCGGATGGCTTTGCAGTGTCGTGACAGGCCGGGGCGTTTGACGAGCGCCTGCATCGATTTGAAGGTTTCGGCCGAGGTTCGCGTGCGGTGCGCGGTCCAGATGACCTTGAGGTTTGGTGTGGTCAGGCACAGGATGACGATGATGGTGCCGACGGTGAAGGTCTTGCCTGTCTGTCGGCAGATGCTCATGCCGATGCCGCCGACCGAGCTGGCGTAGGTGCCGTCGGAGCGTTTGGCGAGCATGAGCGTGCCGATGCCCTCCTGCCATCGGTCGAACCGGATGCCGAGCCGGTCGGCGACGCGGCGGACGCGGCCGAAGCCGGTGGTGGCGATGCCGTCGGGGATGTTCAGGATTCGGGCGGCGTCAGATAGTTTCGGCGTCGAAGGGTTCGTCTTCGATGCCATCTGCCATCTCCTCCGGGTCGTCGAGTATCGGGTCTGGTTCCTTCTCCCGGTCCATCTCGAGCAGTTCTTTGCCGACGGCGAGGAGCTGTTTGCTCAGTCCGGCGACGGCGGTGGCCGGGCAGTGCGGGTCCTTGAGGTTGCGCATGAGCGCGGTTCGGCTGACCTCGAGCAGGTCGCGGTATGTGGCCGGCGCGGTCGGCTGCTGTGGCGACGGTTCGTTGGCTGGCGGCGTCGTGGGCGACGTTTGGTGTTGTGGTGAGTGTCTGTGTTTGCTGGCGAGCTTTCGGCAGTTGTCCGAGCAGTATTTTCGTTTGGCGCTGGCGTTTTTCGGCATGGCGTGGCCGCATTGCGCGCAGGTTCGGATCGGCATGGCGCCTCCTTTGCCGTCGATGGTGTCGCCGGCGACGATTATTTTTCGCGGGGAGAGAGATAGGCGCTGCACACGAGGTCGCCGCCGAAACGATGACGGGGGTATCCTCCCGTGGGCTTCACCAGTCGGCGGCCTCGAAGTCGCGCGGCTTCGACGCGGCTGTGGGTTTGCCGCCGGCGAGTCTTCGTTTCACTTCGGCGCGCGCCCATTCGAGCGTGTGCGTGCCTTTGACCGCGTTGCACCAGCGGTGCGCCGGCCCGCTGTTCGCGCGGCAGACGCGGCCGCCGTTGGCGATGGCCACGGTCTCGTCGATGACGAAGCTCCATGGATCCGGAGGCCGCAGGCTGTAGTCGATTGGCCTGCCGCAGATGTAGCAGTCGGCGCGGCGTGCGCGATAGTATGCCTGCACCTCCCGCCGGCGGTGGCCGTTATGGTAGCGTGGATTGCTCATGGCATCAGCCACAGGGCGATGAGACAGGCGGCGAATACCACGCATGAGCCGATGATGACGATTGGCATGTCCATGCCGCCTCCCTTTTGCGGTGCCCCCACTCGGATTCGAACCGAGGACCCATGGTTTAAAAGACCGCTGCTCTGCCGACTGAGCTACAGGGGCTGGGTGGTAAAAGAAAAGCACCAGCCCCTTCGGGCATGGTGCAAGTTCTTTTACAGAATACATGGACTCAGCCGGATACGCAACTATGCGCGATGCGCTGGGCGATGAGCTCGGCCTGGTTGAACTCCCACACGCCATGCCCCAATCGACGCGCCTTCGAAAGCCTGCCGCGCGCCAGCCAGTTCGACACCTGCTTGCGCGTGGTACGCAGCCCGGCGCGATCGGTCAGCCAGTCCGCCGCCTCCGCAGGCGAGCACGTCATGACGGCACGGCCCGCGGCATCCACACGGCCGGACACCAGCATGTCCAGATCGAGGCGCTCGCCGCATTCTGGACACCAGCCATCACGCATACCCTGCGGCACCGCCAACGACGCCGAACAATCCGGACACTGCACGACAGTCACGCGACCATCCGACGGCGTGCACAACCTGTCGATACGACGGAGCATCCGGTCCAGCCGATCGGCCAGCTCGCCCGCGGATGGAGAACACACCACACGCGACCACGACCTGCACACCGCCCGATACGCCGGACGCCACCCCTCGACCGGCAGCATCATCCACTTCAAATCCACGCAACCAGCCAACCGAAGCATCAAACGGGCCGCCTCCTCATACACCCCCAACCAATGCACGCTCACCGGCAGGCCGACCGAACCTCCACGAACACCACCACAGCGCTCGCCGATGTGCGCCTTGCGTTCGGCGAGCGCGCGGAGTTCGGGGATGGTTTTGGCGAGACTGGCGATTTGTCGTCGCATGTGTTTGGCGCAGGTTTTGCAGAGGGTGGTTTGTGCTGGTTCGCCGCATTGTTGGCATTGACTGGTCATGGTTCCCGCTTTCCGGCTAGAATGATGGTTGGTTTCTTGGGGGTTCTGCCGGCTTGGCGGGGCCTCTCTTTTTATTCGCCTTGCTGGGCAATCTTGCTGATGAGCATGCGGCTGATGTTGTTCTCCTCGTCTCGCTGGTCGGCTTGATCGAGCATGTCGGCCGAGTCCTGCATCAGGTGCGCCTGTTTGAGTGCCTTGGATGCTTGGATGGTGGCCATGGTGAGCGCGTGGCTGATCTGGATGTCCTCGCTGCCGCTGAGGGTTTGGAGGCCGGCGAGCGCGTGGCTGATGTGTTTCTGCAGTGCGATGGCCTGGCGGCGGATGGTTTCAGCTGCGTTGAGACGGTTTACGCTTTTGTCGATGTCGTTGCTCATCGGGTATCCCTGGCGGCCGTGTCGATGCGCTGGTAGCCGAGGCTGATGTGCTCGATGTTGGCGCGCCTGCGGAGGATGAGAGCGTATTCGTCCATGACGTTGAGCTGCCTGCTCAACAGAGTGATCGGACAGGCGGGCTCGAAGCCGAGCGTGCCATACGCATACCGCTGCAGCATGTCCCTGAGCCTGCCGGCACGATCGGCCAACTCACGGTATTCGGCGCACACCTCTCCCGCCACCTTGGCCTGGTCGGTGTAACACAGGCACACGCTGTAGACGGGACTCGAGCAGCACCGGCCGCACAAATCGCAGGTGTGTATGTCCATCGTGACCAACTCGTCACGCTGCGGCAGGAACGGATTCCCTGCATCCCTTTACTCCGCGGCATCGGCGAGCGCCTTTGTGATCTCATCCTTGGCGGTGAGGTAGGCATGATACCGGGTCGACGATATCTCGTAGAGCGGCCGGTTGCCGTCGCGGGATGCGGCGCGCATTGCCGCGAGTTCCTGGTCGATGAGTTTGTTGAGTGCGCTGATGGCGATGTCTGTGCCCGTGTTGTTCATTGCTGTCTCTTTTCCTTGTCGTGTTCCGCTACCCATCTGAGCAGGGTGTTGATGGTGATTTCGGTCACTTGGCGTTCCTCGTCGTCTTCCGGCGCGATGTATATGGCGCCGTCCTGGATTCTGATTTTCATCGTGGTTCCTTGTCGGCTCCGCTGACGTGGTCCCAGTCGCACGAGATTCCGGATACGCCTTGGCTGCCGGCGGTGATGACGCAGTCGACTCGTCGTGTCTCGGACAGCGTGACGATGCATTCCTTGATGCGTTCGTCGCTGGACTCTTCGGAGCATGTGGTGCCGGTGGCGGCGATGACGTGGGCCGGGGTCGACGTCTTGGACGCACTGCCGCATCCTGCGAGCGCGGTGCAGAGGGTGAGGATGATGAGCAGGACATGCAGGGCGAGCCATTGGATGGGGATCCAGTGGTGGAGGCCGATGCCGATGATCGGCCGGATGATGGCGTGCGGCACGAGCAGCAGCGCGGCGATGGCGAACAGTCTGGTGGACCGGTCGGCGATGCGGTTGGAGATGCGGTTGATGGTCTGTTTCATTCCGAGGTTCCTTTCGTTGTTGGTACGGTTCATGGCCTGTTGGCCATCCAGCCGATCAGGATGGCGGCGCATAGGAGGATCACTGCTGCGATGTCCATCACCTTGCTGCTTCCGTGGCGATGTATCGGACCGGATGTGCGGAGAGGTGGCGGATGATGCGCGCGTATTGACGGATGTCGCGGTCGAGGCATGCGTCGGTGCGGTGGGCGCTGGCTGCAGGCGTCTCCTCTTCCGGTTTCACATCCCAGCCGGCGGCTTCGAGACTGTCGCGGAGGGTGGCCATGTCGATGCGGTGGTAGTGCAGCGGGAGGTTCGGGCAGAGTCGGCCGATGAAGTCGAGGTCGAACTGCGGGTTGCTGCCTGCCGGATGGAGGGTGAACGATTGCGCGAGGCTGTCGACGTATTCCTCGAGCGCGTTCGCCGTCGCCTCTTCCGTATATCCGTCGTCGAGAGCGTCTTCGAGCAGTCCGTTGGCGCAGTGCATGCGCCACGCCTTGAGGTTCTCGTCCGTAATGGATGCCTTGCGGCCTTTCAGTCCGATGACGCGGTGGAAATCTCCGGCGCACCGCACGCCTCTTATGTCGGTGCAACGCATTTCCACCTCGAGGATCCTGTCATGGTCCGGGTCGAGACCTGTGGTCTCCACGTCCATCCATAGCAGCATGTCGGGCTTGTCAATGGTCATTCCGTTTCCCTCCTGTCGATGTCGAGTGTGGCGACCTCCATGGCTGTCAGGCGGGTCGCGGTGCCGTCCTGGTTGAGGCGGAGCCATATCCCCTGCCAGTCGCGCACCGGGGTGGTGCGCGGATCCCTGCCGAGCGGGACTATCAGCCCGAGGCGTTCGGCCTCCTTAACGTGCTGGTGGACCCAGCCGTGGCAGCCGGTCGTGCCCGAACCGCACAGCTCGACGATGTTGGCCGGACTGTGCCTCACATCCGGATCCGCCGCACGCCGCAGTTGACGGTGATGGCCGGAGCGTCCGGGCCAGCGTGACGGGTCATGGATGTTCGTCCCGCAACGCAGGCAATGCCATCCCTGCCGCTCCAAGGCGGCACACCTGGAATCATCGAACTCACTCACAACGCACCCCCTCCTGCATCAGACCGTCGACCAACACCAAACAGGAAGTGCAGTCGGCCCTCAGCCCCGCCGCCATCGCCACGAGGCCGTCATCCGCCTTGCCGCCGGCGAGCGCTCGCAGTTCGATTGTGCTGGCGGTCTGGGCGGTGTCGGTGAGGAGTTGGGCGAGTCTTTCGAGTTGTTTCCTGGTCATTGGTTGTTCTCCTCGTCTTCTTCGTTTTCGTCGGAGTCGGCTTCGCTGATGGCGGCAATGAGCTGGTCGAGGTGGCTGGTTTCGTCGTCGGTGGGCGTGTAGCCGAGGTCTTGGAGGATCTGGTAGTAGCCGGGGATGCGGCTGCTGGTGTCGGTGACGTTGGTCCAGTCGGTCGGCTCAATGAACCATTCGATGCGTGCGGCGAGGATTTGCACCGCCCAGACCGCCCAGTCGGGTTCGTCGAGGTGGTAGCGGAGTTCGGCGAGCGCCCGTTCCGGTTCAATGCCGCTGATGGTGGCGAATTGTTCGGCGCCGCATTTGCCGTTCCATGTGCTCAGTGACCCGGCCAGCGTGTAGCCCTGCGGGTCCGGGTCGATGATCTGCAGGAGTCCGAGCCGGGCCGTGGTTTCGATGAGCTGGGCGCGTTTGATGCCGTGGAGGTTGGCGTGGAGCCATGCCATGCGCTTGTCTGCGGAGGCGGCGGCGTATTCCTCGAGCGCGTGCCGGCGGGCGTCGCGTTCGGCTTGTTCGGCGGCGTGGCGGGCTTCCTTTTCGGCGATGGCGGTCTTGTCGCGGCGGGTCCAGAGGTAGACCCGCTGCGTGTGGATGGATACGGCTGCGGGGTTCTGTTCGCGGATCCTTTCGATGACTTCTTCGGGGGTGCCGGTGGACGGGAACATGCAGCCGAGGTAGCACCATTCCGGGTCGCTGTAGGGCTTTTCGGGGTCGGGGATGAGGTTTATGCCGTCGGCGTTCTTGAGGAGCGCGGTGACCGATTCGATCCATTGCCGGTTGTTCTCATCGCGTTCGATGTTGCGGAGGATGTAGTCGAAGTTCGAGGTGCCGGCCGCCTGCGCGAGCTTCTTCTGCCTGTCCGGCTGGCCGTCATATCGCGCGATGGCCACGAGCTGGCCGATGGTGAGCTGGCTGAAATCGTCGCGGGTCGCTCTGACTTCGGTCTTGATGCTGGCGGCCTTGGCGCGGTCACGCACGTAGTCGGCGCTTCGGCCAAGCTGGTGGGCGACGCCGGCGGTGGTGGCTCCGAGGTCGAGCATGCCCTGGATGGCATCAGCCTCCTCAAGCACGGTGAGCTGCTCACGCTGGCAGTTCTCCGTGACCATCGCCTCCAACTGCTGCAACGGCGTCAAATCAAGCACGAAACACGGCACCGCACCAGTACCCGCCTGCCTGCACGCTTGGAGACGACGGGGGCCGGCGATGACGCGATAGCGCTCGCCGTGGGGCACGACGCTGAGTGGCGAGAGGAGGCCGTTGGCTTTGATGCTGGCCGCGAGGTCATCCACGTCGCCGATGTTTTTGCGTGGGTTGTCCGGGTGGGGGTCGATGAGGCTGGTGTTGATGAGCCTGATCTGGTCGGTCTGGTAGTTGCTCATTGCTTCTCCTTGCTGGTTTCTTGTTGGTTGTTGAGTTGGTTGGCTTGTTGCTGGCATGCGAGCATCCATTCGCTTGGCTCGTAGCCTTGGCGCTGGTGGTCGTATTCGCTTTCGTGGGGTTTCATGAGCCGTTGGACATGCTCGCAGTTCCATGAATGCGTGTGGATTCGCTGTTTTGGCGTGGTGTCGGGCGGCAGTAGCGGCTTGTAGGCTCCGCGTTTGAGCCAATGCTGGAACGATGGTTGCGAGCGCGCTGGTTCGCCCCCGGTCTCGATGCTCCGGTTGTGGCTCAGGATCGCACCGTACAGGCGTCGTGGCGTCACACCGGATTCGATGACGGCATGGAACGCGGCCTCGGCTCCCGTGCGGGTGCCGGCCATGGGCCGGTACGTGCTCCAGCACAGGCCGAACGGGTCGCGGTCGATGGCATGCTCCGTGTCGGCGATGACGCCGGCCACGGCCACGGCGTTTGCTTCGGCTTCGGCGGCGGAAGGGGTTGGGGTAAGTGGAATGGTATGGCTTGGTATGGTATGGCTAGATTCCTCGTTTGCCTCCCGTAACGGCGAAGCAAATTGCTTCGCGTTTGCTTCGTTTTGCTTCACGCTGTTTGCTTCGTCTTGCTTCGCTGTTCCGGAATCGGTTTTGCTTCGTCTTGCTTCGCCGCTCGCGACCCCTCCGCGCTTGCCGGCGGCGGCGCGCTTTGCGTGCAGGTCGGCGATCTCCTCGGCGGTCTTCGGCTGCTTGGGGTGCTGCATCCCGCCGTACTGGGCCAGCCCGGCGCGGCAGCAGATGCGCCACCTGCCATCACCGAAAGGCTCTATGAGACGGTGCGTTTCCAGCAGCGCCACAAGCGATTTCGCCTTCGCCACGGTGACGTTTCCGGCCACGCGGCGCACCCTGTTCAGGTCGAATCCGCCGTCGAAACTGTCGGCGTGCGTGTACATCTCGCGCCCGCAATTCGAGCCGAGCAGCGTGAAAACGCCTATCGCAGCGAGTCCGTTGCGGTCCTCCAGCACGTCGAGCACGTCGGAATCCGAGTGAAAAATGTCGTCTATCGCGAAGCTCGTCATGACTCTTCTCTTCCTTCCCTGACCAAGTTCACATGTCGTCGAGGCTCGGCTGCGACGCCTTCTTGACGAGATCGTTCGCGATGCCGACCACATCGAGTTCGTCGGAGCACTTCAGACGGCCGACCTTGTCGTACTGGAACCGCTGACCGCAGTCGAGGCAGTACAGGGGCCTCGGCTTGGCTTTCAGATGCGCCGCCGTGGCGTCCGCCGGCTGGTTCTCGTACACTTCCTGCCACAGTTGCAGGCCGCATCGCGGGCATCGTGAGAGCGGCGGCACGCCATGCACGCGCTTGGGGCCGGAGAACACGAACCGCAAGGCCTTCTCGGGGTCCTTGAAGATCGCGGGGTATTTGTCGATGATCTCCTGAATCCTGTGGCCGGTATCGCGTTCGAGGTCGTCGCGGAACGCCTCGAATTCGTCCACGTCCAAGACTCCCTGCTTGGCCGCGAAGTAGATCAGGGCCACGGCCTGCGGGTCCGGGTAGCCGCACTGCGGGTCCACGTCGATGCGCACGATGGTGTCCACGCTCTCGCCGCTCATCGCCGACAGATCATCCAGCCTGACTTGGAACGAGTGCGCCACACGGATGCAGGCCTTGCCGTCCAATGCGTTCCGCATGGTCGGCAGGTCGTTCGCGTCGATCTCCACGGTCACATGCTTCAATTCATCCATGATGTCTCCTTAGAATTCCGGGTCGGGTTCGTTGCCGAAGTCGGTGGGCGGCTGCGACCACGGGTCCTCGGGCGGTGCCGCAGCAGGCTGTGTGGTCGCGCCGCCCGAGTAGCCGCCCGAGTATCCGTTCCGATTGCCGGCGGCTTCGGCCTGCTGGTCCTTGGGCTGGCGGTGGATGAAGCTCAGGGTCTGGGCGGCCACCCTGAGCGCGGTGCCCGGAGTGCCGTCGTTGCGCGTGAAGAACCGCTGCGAGAGCAGTCCGGAGACATGCACCTTGTCGCCCTTGTGGACGTACTGGAGCTGCGACTTCGCGCCCTGCGTGATCGGCTCTACCTCCAGCCACATCGTGCCTTGGTCCTGCCACTGGTTCCGCTTGTCGAAATACCCCTGCGAGACGCCCACGGTGAAGCTCGTGACCGAGCCGCCGTTCTGGAAGGTCTTGGTCTCGGGGTCCTTGCCGACGTTGCCGACGAGATTCACGTTGACGGCCATCAGTCATCCTCCTTCTGCGGTTTGCGCTTCCACATGCACAACGCATGGATGGTGCGGGTCCGCCTGTCCACGATCACATCGCCGAAATCGGGAACCAGCAGCGTCAGCGGCCACTCCGGCGTGCGGTTCAGACGCTGGATGGCCTCGATAAGCTCGTCCAGCAGCTCGCCCGCGCCCATATGCGCGCCTTCCTTGGTCAACGGCCAGTCGAACATGCTCCGGCCCTCCTCGCGCACGTCGTATTCGCGCGCGTACTCCTCTTCGGTCAATTCGGTTCCTCCTTCGGACAAAAACGAGGGGCGCTGGCGTCTCCTCCGACGCCCGGCCCAGTGCAGGCATGGGCCGGGCCTGATGACGCCATCGCTCCCGCGCGCGACGAGTCACTGCGAAAACCGCGCGCGGGCGACGTTGACGCCCCTCGTGGACTGCGGGCGAATCGAACGCCCTCCCGACCTTTGCCACGCATGAGAAAGGAGAATCATCAACAACCAATTGCGTGATCTCGGCCGGGGGCCAACCTGCCGCAGCCCCGGTGTCCGGCGATGTGAGAACGTGCATCGCCGGACTGTTCGGTTATTTGGTGTTAGCGTCTTTTCCTTTGACGATCACCGCCGCACGCCCTTGCAATATGTGAGATAAGGAAGGAAGAGCGGACGCGCGGCGGCAAGACTAGATGCTGAAAACCAGCGACGTGAGGACAATCCAGACGATCACGCCCACCACGGCGGTGCTCGGTTTCCTTACCGGCTCGTTCGGCCTGCCGACCATACCCACGGTGCAAAGCACCTCCAGCACCGCGAACACGAGGAACGCCCACTGCTGCCACACGAGACTCACGATTCTGCCTCCCCGGCCTCGGGCTGTCCGACGCTGCGGCGCAGCTCGTACAACGACTGCAACACGTTGCGGCAGTACTTGTAGGCCTGCCAGTCGCCATGCTCAAAGGCCATGTTCTGCAACATGCCGATCAGCGAATGCGCGTCGAAGACGATCTCGCGATACCGGTCGAACCTGTCCGAAACTTGCTCATCGCGCGAGCCATCGCGCTCGTCGTCAGAGTCGGGCTTCGCGAAGCTGGGGCCGAACACCTGCTCGAGGAAGTCGGCGTCGGCTTCGAGCGGCACCTCGGTCACGAACGCCTTCACCATCGACACATCGTCGGTGTCGGTGGGTGGAACGGCATGGTTCTTGTCCTCGGCGAGACGAAGCCCCTCGGCCCCGAGCGCTTGGCTCAGACAATCGACCATGCACTCGGGGCAGGCATCGCCATCGTCGACGGCTTCGCTCAACGTGACCGCGAGCCTTTCGATGCGCTCCGCCTGCTTGTCTTCCTTGGTCATAGCAATGTTCCTTTCGATTCGATTCCGCCAGAGGAGCCTCGCGTCTAGGCCCGTTCGGCGATGTCGCCGAACACGTAGGCCATCAACCCACCGATCAGCATGGCCGCGAGATGCAGCACGCTCACCACTCCATGCGACGCGGCGGTGGCGGCCCAGATGAAGCCCCAGACGGCCACCGTCGCAAACACAGCGCAGGCGATCAGGCAGAACAGCCACTTGCAGGCCCGCTGCGTTTCGGTCAGCTCCACAGGCTTCTCGGGCCTGCGCACACCACTCAGATGACGTCCGCGAATCATCACGCCACCTCCTTGATGGTGTAATGCCGGGCGGCAGGAGAAGCGGAGCCGCCCGACCCTCTCCTAAACTGGTGGCTACAACGGCCCGCATCTGGAACATGAGGGCCGACCGGAATAGGAGAAGAATCGAAAATGTCAGGTTGGATGGCCGAACACGGAATCGAACTGGCCGGATTCGCGTTCACGCTCTTGGTGACGATCATCGGCTGGGTCGCAGAGCATCGCAGCGCGAAGGACAATGACTCAAAGCGGCGCGAGGACATTGAGCGAGTAAACAAGCAGGTGGCCGCTTTGGAGAAACAAGCCGACGAGGCCTCCGAACGTAATCGTGTAGCCCGCGCGGCGCTGGATGTCTCAAGACAGCAGCTTGATATCATGCGTTCACGCCTCGAGATCGAACGCGAAACAGCGAGTCGGCAACCGGTCGAACCGCCGTATGTTCCGCCGTGGCGTCTCTCGTGGGTAAGGGGCAGCATGTACGCCATTACCAACGGAGGCTCGGACGTCGAACATGACGTGCGGATTGAACTGCCGGATGGGGTTATCGGTGCATCCGATTTGGATTTCGATAAGATCGGCCCAATGTCTTCGGAAACTTTCATGGCCGCGCTCACTTGGTCTTCCTCTGGTCGTCAGTTGACGGTGACATGGCGTCATGGGAGCGAATCGGAGCGAAGGTCATGGAGTTCCCCCTTGCCAGCTCGTGTCTGAGTTCCCACAATTGGGTTCTGAGTTCGTGGACTTGGGTGCGTGTGTCGTTGATGCGTTTTGACTGCGAAAGGTTCGTAAATGCCAGAACGATGATCGGCAGACAAAGAATCAGAGCATCCATCACTCGGCCTCCTTGCCGTTCTTCTCCCATGGGTCAGGCCATGGCGTGTCTATACGTCCTAGGAGGTAGACGGACACAATGCATAAAACGATGTCGCCTATCACTTTGACTCTCCTTCGGAAGATGCCGGTTTAGAATTCACGTCATGAACGGAATCGAAATTTTCAATCTGGTCGTCGCCGGCCTCGGCGGAGCGGGCGGAGTCGCCGGAATCATCGCCTTGTTCCAAACGCATGCTGGAAACAAGCTCGCCAAGGACGCCAACGACTCGGCGGAAGAAGCCAACGGGATCGCCGCCGACTCGAAGGGGATCGCCGAACACGCCAACGACCTTGCCGGCAAAGCGAACGAGATAGCAGCAGACGCGAACGCGATCAGCCAACGGGCGTTGGCAGTCACCGCCGACCAGACGGTTTACAAGTGGAGGGTCGAGTACGATGGAGAAACTTCCACCGTCTTTCTTGTCAACGATTGCGGCAACATCGCACGAGACGTTCATGTGTTCGTCCGCTTTGAAGACCAGACCATTGCGCAGGCGCGCGTCGACAAGACAATGCCGTTCTGCGAGATCGCGCTCGAAAGCGAGTTCTTCTCCAAGCAGATAATCAAAGACCAATCCGAGATCGACGCCATCAACTCCGGAAACGGCTTCTTCTTTGCCGGCATCGGAACATGCCGCGTCACTGTACACGTCACATACACCACCGAACTGGGCAGCAGACGCAACACTGAGATCGAACAGGGCCTGACCGCAGCCGAGCGACATTAAATCCTCGCGCCTCA